AATTGTGTCGTTTTGGGCTTTGACACGTCGCAAATCGCAAATTGCGACAATGGGAAGGACTGCGACACATGGTTGGTCTGCGGCGGTGATCAAGGCTTACGCCGAGAGCATCGGGGCAACTGTCCGCACGGCGCAGCGGCATGCGGCGCAAAACACCGATGATTTCCAGCGCTTCACGCGTGGGGTGGTGGGCGATGCCATGGTCAAGGCACCGGTCGATGTCGCGCCTTTGCCGGTGGATGCGCCGATGTCCGCTATTGGGCCGCCGGCCGCGCCGCCGGAAGTCGGCATCGACGACGAAAACCTCTCCGAGACCGGCCGCATGCTCAAAGCTGCCTGGACCATGTGGCGCGAGCACTACCGGCAGTGGAACGCCTGCCGCGGTGGCGGCGTTGATCGCATGGGCAAACCCATCACGGCAGACCACCCGATGATGCTCATGCACGCCAAGATCCTCATCGATCTCCGGAAAGCCTACAACGACGCGCTCGCCAAGCACCAGGCGTGGCAAATCGACGCCCGCCGGCTGATCCCGGTCAATGAATTCCACGCGTTCCGCTCCGAGTTTCTCCTGCCGGTCACCTCGCTGATGCGCAACGCCCCGCCCGAGCTCGCGCCCCTCGTCAATCCCGGCAACCAGCAGCAAGCCATCGCCGGAGCGCAGCAGTGGCTCACGCAGCGCTTCATGCCCGCCGTGGAGCGCATGCTCGAAGGCCTCGCCGGTCTTGCCCCCTCGCTGAAATCCGCATGAGCCTCATCGCCGACATCGTTCGCGGGGACTTCCAGTTCACCACCGATCCGCCCGTCGTCGAGTGGGCTGAGTCGAATCTCGTCCTGCCCGCCGCGATGGCTCCCGCATCGCCGGGACCATTCAGCACCGAGCGCCGCCCGTATATGCGCGAAATTTTGGCGTGTGGGCATCCGCAGAGCGGTGTCCGATCTCTCACCGTCACTGGCGGCTCGCAGACCGGCAAAACGACCTGCTGCATCCTCATTCTGGCCTACCGCATCCCGCACGCTCCCGGCCCCACGCTCATCCTCGGCAACTCCGAAGATTGGCTCCGCGTCGAGATCAGCGACAAACGCCTCGCCGCGCTCATCGAGGCCAATCACTGCCTGCGCATCCACAAGCCCTTCGATGCGCACAACTTCCGCAAGCTCGCCATGCAAATGAGCGGCGGATTCATCGTCTTCGAGGGCATCAATTCCGACACCAGCACCAGCGGCAGCACCCAGCGCCTCGTTTACATCTGCGAGGCCGCCAAGATCGTCCATCACGAGCGCGACCAGGCACCCGAAGCGCACCCCATCAAGCTCGCCTTCGAGCGCACGAAGGAATTTCGCGGCCTCGAGCTGCAGATGATGGACTTCACGCCAAACACGCCGAATCACCTCGCCTGGCTCACCTATCTCCGCGGCACGCAGACACATTTCCACGTCCCCTGCCCTCATTGCGGGCACTTCTTCCCGTTTGAGTTTGAGATCCGCAAAAACGGCGAAACCGTCCCCGAGGACGAGATGGAAACCACGCTTGAGGAAGAACAAGAGCGCGCCGTCTCCGATCACTACCGTTCCCTCATCTGGAGCCCCGATGCCCGCCGTGCCGATGGATCCTGGGACATCCCACGCGTTCGCGAAACCATCCGCTACATCTGCCCCAAAAACGGCTGCGAGATCCACGACGACGACAAACCCGGCATGCTCTCCAAACTGCAAGCCGTCCATCACAATCCGAACGCGCTTCTCAGCGATCGCAGTTTCCGCATCCCGTCTTTCTACGCGCCCAAAGTCAGCTTTGGCGACATGGCCAAGGAGTTCCTCGAAAAAGGCGACCTCCTCACCACCGGCCTCCAAAACTTCTACAATAGCTGGCTCGCGCTCCCCTGGTCCATCTACGCCTTCAAAATCGGCGACAAACACGTCAACGCCTGCATCGCCGGAGCCGAAGGCAGCGGGACCGACAAATACGCCCGCGGCGTCATTCCCTCGCGCCCTATGCACCTTGGCCTCTACGCCGACCCCGGCGAGCGCGCCACCGACTGGGCCGTGTGGGCACTCATGCCAAACGGCGACCTCATAGCCATCCAGTGGGGCCGCCTCGCCAGTGAGAAAGCCCTGCTCGATCCCGACTTCCTCCGCTCGCTGCGCTTCCCGCTGGCCGGCACCATGGACACCATGGTGCCCATCTCCGGCATCGTCGATAGCGGCTGGAACACCGAGGAGATCTACGACATCTGCCAAGCTTCCCGCGGCTTCCTCTGGCCGTCGAAAGGCGATCCCACCGCCAAACGCGGTTGGAATGTCACCCGCGCCGCCTCGCGAAACCGCTCCGAGCTCGAGCTCTACACCTACTCCGACACCGAGCTGAAGGACGAGATGTATGGCCGCCGCATCCAGCGCCGACGCGGCCCGCGCATCATCTTCCCCACCGATGCCGACTCCCATCTTTTGACTGGCTTCACCAATCAAACCAAAGACCGCCAAACCGGCCGATGGAAGGAAATCACGAACGATCATCAAGGCGACTGCGGCAAGCTCGCCCTCCTCCACTCCCAAATCCTCCGCGCTGGCGGCATCGTGAAATTTTGACGGCGAACGTCCAGGCTGAGGCACCGAGCCTTAGCGAGGTTGGACCTCCAGCCGCTGGTTCTGCGACGGTTATCCAAGACTCACAAATATGAAACCTTCGACTCACGCACCATTCTTTGCCTGCCTTTACGCGGCTCTGTGCGACACGGCCCGAGCCAACGGCTACGCGCTCGCAATTCACGGCACAGTGACCACTGACTGCGATCTCATCGCTGTGCCGTGGACGGAAAGCGCCTGCGAGCCTGAGAAGTTAATGCAAAAGCTGATGCAACATATTGGAGCTGTGGACTATCGCGGACTACTTAAACGTGATTGTGCAAGCTGGGCAACTGAGAAGGACATTGATCAGATGGTGAAAGGCGAGCATGAGCGTATAGGCGATCCTCGCGGCCCGCTCGACTGCGCACTCAAGCCGCATGGCCGCAAGGCGTGGAACCTCTACATGGAGCACGGCTGTAAGGTGGACCTCTCAGTGATGCCTCGAATCACGACAAACTCTCGCGAGTCGCAGAACACCCAGCTCGCCGACTGAGCCTCAGCTCAGTTTGGCGCAGCGCACGTTCGCCGCGGTTTTTGACATCGGAGCTCCGTCATGCCCGCCGATATCGCCAAACTTGCATCAAACTACCGTTTCGAAGCAAGGCTCAAATACCCAACGCTCACTGCGCAAAAAGAGTATCTTGTGCAAGGTGCTCTCGAAAGATTTAATGATCGTAGTGGAGCTGAGGGGACAAGCGTTTCGATGGAAGGATCGTCATCTACCTTTCAATTTCGAGACTCGACCGCCACGCCACAAGAGCATCAAGAGGCGTTGCAAATGGCCATCGAAGAACTCGAAAGCGAGATCGCCGGTGAAGTCACCAAATCCCTCAGCCGTCCCTTCGGCTTCCGTTTCGCCTCCGGCTACTCACCGCACGAAGTCCTCAACGCATGAAGCGTTCCCGCAAATCCCCCGCCTCCCTCGCGCCTGCCGCGCCCATCGTGAACGCCCTCCCCGCGTCCTCCGGCAGCTACCGCACCATGCCCACCTGGCAGCCGTGGAGCAACAAACAGCTCGAGCGCATCCAGCGCAGCCGCGACATCGTTCAAATCTCCCGCTTCCTCCAAAGCGAGAACGGCATCCCGCAGGTCCGCTACGCCTGCCGACAGCTCCCCCGCGAAGCCGTCGGCAAAGGCATCGGAGCCAAGAGCATATCAAAGAATCCCGACTTCGTCCGCGATGCCACCGAGATCTTCGCCAAGTGGGCCGACTCACCCGCCGTCGATCTCCGCAAAGAGCAGACATTCTTCCAGCTCCAGGCCGGATGGCTCTCCGCCATGCTTGGCGATGGCGAATGCTTCCTCCTTCCCGTCTTTGAGCCCACCGGCATCGGCTGGAGCCTGAATGACAAATCGAAGCGAGCCTTCCAACTCCAAAGCATCACCCGCGACCAGCTCACCGACGGCAACGTCAAAGACACCATCGCCGAGCGCTGCATCAGCGGCCTCTTCTACAACAAGATCGACCAGCTCGTCAAAATCCGGCTCAACCAGGACGACACCGCCAGCTTCACCAGCACCAAATACACCGACATTGCGGCCATCAACGCGATGGGCCACCGCAACGTCTTCCACCTCAAAGACCCCGCCCGCCTCAACCAATACCACGGCGACCCCGCCATCTTCGCCGCCGGCAAAGACCTGCTCGACGTCCTCGACCTCAAAGCCCTGCGGAAACACAGCGCCAAAGTCCGCGCCGCCCTCCTCGGAGCCACCGTCACCAAAGATGGCAAAGTGCTCAATGCCTTGCAGCAGGTGCTCACCGCCGAGCAGACCGGCAACCCTGCCGCCGACACCGGCCGGCGTTTCGTTGAGATCGGCGAAGGGGCCGTTTTCATCCCGCTCGCGGATAACGAGCAGTTCAATTTCTTCAACAACCCCAACGAAGGCGTTCCCTTCAAGCAAATTCTCGAAGACCTCCTCCATCCGTTCATCTTCGAGTTCGGCTATCCCCCCGAATGGATCTTCATGCGCGGCAAAGTCGGTGGCACCGAATACCGCGGCCTCCTCGAGCAAGTGAAGCGAGCCCACGAAGGCCTTCGCTCCAAGCTCTACCCCCTCATCCAGTGGATCTGGGAAAAAGTCATCGGCACCGCCATGATGCCCGGCGGAGCCCTCGCCCGTTACGCCACCGTCGAAGACTGGAACGTCATCGACTTCGTCACCGATCCCGATCCCTCCGCCGATGCCGGCCGCGACCACAAAGCGCAGATGGAGCGCCTCGGCGAGAACCTCATCACCCCCGACGACCTCGTCGAGCTCCTCACCGGCAACGACGGCCGCCGCACCCGTGAAGCCGCCGTCCTGCAAAAGCTCGAGCTCATCAGCTACGCCATCGAGCAGGCCAAACAACGCGGCATCCCCGCCAGCATCGCCACCATCATCGCCCTCGGCCAGCGCACCACCAGCTCCAGCTCCAGCGCCCTCACCACCCTCAGCCCCGAATCCATCGCCGCCGATCTCGCCGCCCTGGATGCATAGCACGTTGTTCACGCTTGAGCGTGTCTGGTGTTTTTGACACTCCGCCGCCGGAGTCATGCCAAAATTCATCGACTCCACCAAACGCCAGCCCTGGGCCACCTTCCGCAACCTCGCCAACGGATCCGCCGAGATCAAAATCATCGGCGACATCGGATGCCCCAAAGAATACCCCGACTTCTGGACCGGTGAAATGCAGAAGCAGCCCGGAGCCGCCGGCACCTACGAAGAATTTGACGCCGAATTGACCGGCCTCGGTGACATCACCGATCTCACCCTCATCGTCTCCTCCCGCGGCGGCGATTATTTCACCGGCCTCGCCATACACGATCGATTGCTGCGCCATCCAGCCAACAAAACATGCATCATTGACGGCATCTGCGCCTCCGCGGCCACATACATCCCCATCGCCTGCCAGACCGTCAAGATGCCCGCCACTGCGGAGTTCATGATCCACTGCGCCGAGTCCTGTGAATGCGGCAACGCGGAAGACATGAAGGAGATGGCCGCCATGCTCCAGCTCATTGATCAAAACATCGCTGATCTTTACGCCACTCGCGCCAACAAATCCGCCGAAGAACTCCTCGCCATGATGCAGGTCGAGACCCGGCTCAATGGCAGGCAATGCCTTGAAATGGGTTTCGCCACTGAGATCATCCCCGCCGTCAAAGCCGCCAGCACCGTCGATCCCGTCACCAACAAACGCATCTTTTGGAACTTCGCCAAGCCCGCCGCCGGCCTCGCCCTGTTTGACACCCTCAAAAACGCGAAGCCCACCGCTCATCCCACCGAAGATCCCATGAACAAGCTCCTCATCGCCGTCGCCAACAAACTCGGAATCGCCATCGCTGAAAACGCTAGCGAAGCTGATGCCCTCATTGCCATCCAGAACCACAATCCGGCTTGGAAAAATATCGTCATCGACTTCGAGAGCGATGAAGTGAAGACCGCTTTTACCAATCGCATCACCGAGGCCACCAAAGATCACCTCACCAAGATCACCGCCCTTGAAGGCGAGATCACCAATTTGAAGGCTCTCATCACCAACGGAGCCGCCATCGCCGCCGGAGGCAATGCCGCCGTGTCGGCCGCGTCAAAGCCCACTTCGCAGCTCACCATCGCCGAGCAATACGCCGCCATCACCGATGCCGCCGAGCGCACCCGCTTCTTCAACAAGCACCGCGATGAGCTCCGCAAACCCTCCAATCTCTTTCAGGCCGCCGCGTGATTTGACACTTCCCATCCACCTGTAACCCGCCACCCCACATCCTCACGTCATCATGACCACGTTCAACGACACTCTCTTCGGCCAGACGGTCTTCCAGCAGCTGGTGGACATTCTGCTCCCGCTCAACATTTTCTCCACCGACCTCTCCTCCGAAGTCGTCGCCCCCGGCTCCGCCGTGGTGGTGCCACTCTTCGGCAACGTGACCGCCACGTCTTTCGTGCAGGGCGCGTCCGCCTATGAAGGCACCGGCGGCACCATCAGCGCCATCACCGTCACGATGGACAAGCGCTACATCACGCCCGTCGATCTCACCCCG